AAGATTATCGGAAAGTGGGATGATTAATGGCCGGAAGTAGAACGCTTAAGTTATCCATCCTTGCCGACGTTGATGACCTAAAAAAGAAGCTAGACGTAGGCTCTAAAGAGGTCGAAGGTTTTGGGGGTAAGTTAGAGAAGTTCGGCAAAGTCGCCGCTGCCGCTTTTGCTGCGGCTGCTGCCGCTGCTGCGGCCTATGCTGGAAAGTTAGCGATTGAAGGCGTCAAGGCTGCAATTGAAGATGAAGCTGCTCAAAAGCGACTAGCGACCGCACTTGAAAGCGTTACAGGCGCAACGGAAGCGCAAATTGCCGCTATTGAGGATCAAATACTTAAAACCTCATTAGCCACCGGAGTCGCTGATGACAAACTTCGCCCAGCACTCCAACGTTTAGCGGTAGCCACAGGATCAGTAGAAAAATCTCAAGAATTATTAAACCTTGCTCTCGACATATCAGCCGCCACAGGAAAAGACGTTGAGACAGTTACTAACGCTTTGGCTAAGGCATACGAAGGCAACAACACAACACTTACCCGTTTAGGTGTTGGAATTACCGCCGCTGAAGCTAAAACTCTTGGCTTTGAGGGAACTGTTAAGCAACTCGCCAACACATTCGGCGGCGCTGCGGCAACTCAAGCCAATACCTTTGAAGGTCAGATTAACCGCTTGAAAGTTAGTTTTGATGAAGCTAAAGAATCGGTCGGTGCTGCCCTGTTGCCTATCCTGCGCCAACTCTTAGATTACTTTGTGAACGTCTTAATTCCTAAATTTCAAGAAGCAAAACGAGCCGCAGTCGATCCAATTATCGAAGCCTTTAGAAATAATGAACAGGCATTACGCGACCTCTGGGCTTTCGTTAAGAACTTCCTAATTCCTATCTTTGAGAATGGTCTTGTTGCTGCGATTAAAGCCGTTGGCGCTACTATCGCTGGAATCATTACAGTCGTCGCAACTGTTACAAATAAAGTCAAAGAATTAGCCAATGACGTTATTGAAGCCGTTAATAAAATTATTCGCGCTTATAACGCTATTCCTTTACTCCCTAACATCTCAACGATTCCTAAAGTCGGCACAAGCTCTACCGCTATGACTGGTTCTATTCCAACTGCGAATCTACCTTTTGGCGGCGCTACTTTGGGTGGCGGAACTTCCGGCGGTGGCTCGACCGGTGGATTTACAAGCGGCGGAACTGGCGCGTCCGGAACGGCTGGGGGCGCAACAGTTATTCCAGTTGTAACCGGAACAATGCCTACTTTTCCTGATGGCTTAGGTGCTGGGGTTGGAATCACGGTTGGGAGTGGATTTAACCCGTCTGGCTTTAGAGCTGCCGATGAAATTGGAAACGTAATTATTAATGTTAATTCCCCTAGCATTATTGACCGCGAAGGATTTAGCCGAGCAGTCGTAAGCGCTCTCAATGAGTCAACCAATCGCGGCACTACCGGCGCTGGTGACTTTAGGACTACGGCTCAGATTCTATGACCTCTTGGAGTCCAGTCTGGCGCGTTAAAGCCAACGGCACAGACGTCACAGATATAGCCTTAACCAGCCTAACCATCACCGCTGGTAGAACTGACTTCAATGCTCAAACGCTTCCGGCTTATTGCAATTTAACCCTTATCAACACAAGTAACACAGTCTATAACTGGTCTATTAACACTTCCATAAATATCGAAGTGCAAGATTCAACGGCTACTTATGTGCCAATCTTCGGCGGTCGCATTTCTGACTTAGCAATCGAAGTCAATTCAGCCGGATCAGTTGCCACAGTAACCCGAGTCAATATCGTCGCATTAGGAGCGCTTAGCAAACTCAACCGCGCTTTATTTGATGGCAACTTAGCCGAAGGATTAGACGGCGCACAAATCCAAGACCTATTGGACGATTTACTTTTGGCTTCTTGGAATGAACTTCCAGCTTCTTTATCTTGGGCTGATTATGATCCTACCGAGACTTGGGCTAACGCTGGAAACGTTGGACTTGGCACTATCGACGCTGGTGAATACACAATGGTCAGCCGACAAATCACCGACTCATATATCGCGCCAATCGCCCATCAAATTGCCAACTCAGCGCTCGGCTATTTATACGAAGACGCTCAAGGCCGCATCTCTTACGCTGATGCCAGTCACCGACAGGATTACCTAGAAACTTACGGCTACACCGAACTCGACGGCAATCACGCGCTTGCCTCTGGCGTTAGCGCGGTCACCCGTCAAGGTAACCTGCTTAATAAACTGACTGTCGATTACGGCAATAATTTCAACAGCTCTTACACTTCACAAGACTTAACCAGCCAAGCCAACTATGGCCTTTACGCTGAGCAATATAACTCCTACCTCAAAAACGCCGCCGACGTCGAGGATTTCGCCGACAAGATTATCGCCTTGCGCTCTAGCCCTTATGCTGAGTTCCAATCAATCACCTTTCCAATCCAATCCTCTGAAATCGACGATGTAGATCGAGACGCCCTGATAAACGTATTTATGGGCCTACCGGTCGCAATCAACAACCTTCCAGCCAATATCTCGGGCGGCTCATTTTTGGGCTTTGTTGAGGGTTGGTCGTTTAGGGCGTCGGTCGGTGGGCTTTATGTCACCCTGAATCTAAGCCCAGCTGAGTTCAACACCTTTACCGAAGCTTGGGAAGATGTAGCGGCTTCCCTTACTTGGGCAACTATGTCCGCTACACTTACTTGGCAGAACGCGACAGGAGTAATTAGCTAATGGCAACAACGACGAACTTTGGCTGGACAACGCCCGACGATACGGCGTTGGTTAAGGATGGCGCATCCGCCATTCGTTCATTAGGTTCATCAGTCGATTCGGCTTTGGGTCAATTAACGCTCAACGCTCAGACTGGCACAACTTACACATTTGTATTAACTGACAACCGCAACAAGTTAATTACTGCCTCCAACGCTTCGGCGCAGACTTACACAATCCCAACTAACGCCTCAGTTGCTTTCCCAATCGGATCAACAATTAACGTAATTCAAATAGGTGCTGGTCAAGTAACTATTCAGGGAAATGGTGGAGTAACGGTTGCATCAACAGGAGCAACTGCAACCGCGCCCAAACTTCGCGCACAGTATTCAGCAGCAACAATAATTAAAGTCGGAACAGATTCTTGGTACGTTGTGGGTGACCTTGCATAATGCCGATTCTAGGAATCATCTCTTCCGGAAACGCTCCGCGCACTTTTGATGTTGAGTATTTAGTAATCGCTGGCGGTGGCTCAGGCTCTCGCGGTGGTGGTGGTGCTGGTGGTTACAAGACAGGCACATTGACCACAATTACAAAAGCAACCAATTACACAACAACAGTCGGCGGTGGTGGAGCTGGAGTTAATTCTGAAAGTTTTATTGGTAACAACGGAAGCAATTCCGTCTTCAGCACTATAACTTCAACTGGCGGCGGTGGTGGTGGTCGCGGTGGCTTTACTCCATCCGTCGGTAATGGTGGATCTGGTGGCGGTGCTGGTATTAACAATGGAGATATTGGACTTGCTTCGCCAAGTGGACAAGGAAATAACGGCGGCGATGACGTCTCGTCTGGAAATCTTGGTTCTGGTGGCGGCGGTGGTGCTGGCGCAGTCGGTTCGAATGGAACTTCTAGTTCCGGTGGTAACGGTGGCAACGGATTAGCATCATCCATCACAGGAACGTCAGTAACTCGCGCAGGCGGTGGCGGCGGTTCACTTTACTTTTCAGGAACACAAGGAACTGGCGGAACGGGTGGGGGTTCAAACGGAACTTCTGGATCGACGAGTGCTGCTGGTGGTACTAACACCGGTGGCGGTTCAGGTGGTTCTGCACAAACTACTTCCGGCAATGGCGGTTCAGGTGTAGTAATTCTTCGTTATCTAACTGCAAAAGGAACTATCACAATTGGTTCAGGATTGACAGGTTCAACTGCTACCGATGGTTCTTATACAGTTGCAACAATTACAGCTGGAACCGGAAATGTGAGTTGGTCATAATGGCTTATTACGCATTTTTAGACGATAACAACATTGTTACTGAAGTTATTAACGGTGTAGACGAAACTCAGTTGATTGAAGGTTTAGATACCGAAACTTGGTATGGAAATTTCAGAAATCAAAAGTGCAAGCGAACTTCATTCAATAATAAGATTCGCAAACAGTTTGCCGCTATTGGATATTTTTATGATGAAAATCCAGATGTATTCATAGCTCCTAAACCTTACGAATCTTGGTCATTAAACGAAAATTACGATTGGGAAGCACCTACGCCTAAACCTGAAAATGGATTTTGGGATTGGGATGAAGTTACGTTAAATTGGATTGAGATTAAACCGGTGACGGAATAAATGGCTAAATTATGCAAAGCTGGGCAACAACTAAGGGAGCAAATCGACGATGATTATCCTGATCGCGATCGTAAGTCTGATGGTTGGGTGGCTGATGCTCGTCACGTTGCCAAAGGCACTTCTGACCATATTCCAAGAAACGGAATCGTTAGAGCTTTAGATATAGACGCCAACCTCAACGCGCATCCTGAAGAAACTTATGCGCTGGTGGAGAAGATTCGTAAGTGTGCCAAGCGCGGAGACAAGCGCATTAAATATATTATTTACGACGGCAAAATTATGAGTCCGATATTGGGGTGGAAGCGCCGTTCTTACAGAGGCGCTAATCCTCACCGCTCGCATTTTCATATTAGTTTTACAACTTTGGGAGACAATGACGGCAAATGGTTCGACCTCGAAGGAGACAGAAATGAGCGACTTAAAGAAGATGGCGGAAAGTTGGGCCAAGACGTTCCTAGCAACAGCCCTAGCAACCTATCTCGCGGTGGGTTGGGATGTCGATGCGATTGCAAATGCGGCTCTAGTATCAGTCTTGCCTAGCATTATCAACTGGCTTAACCCTAATTACGAGCGTTACGGGAAAGTCCGGTAATGGATGCCAATACCATCGCTGGATTCGTAGCTTCAGTTCTCGGATCAATCGCCTTACTTATCGCCGGACTTCGTTACATTATCAAATTAGAAAATATACCCATAGTGTCGCGCCTTGATAAAATGGAGTCTCAGTTAGAATTAGCCCTATCGAAGAAGGTGGGGGCTAATGGCAACAAGAAAACGCGTTAAGAAGCCAGTCAAGAAAACGGCTAAATCTCGCCGCACAGTCAAAGAGCTGCCTACCAAACTCGATTTCTGGGCAATTGCCTGTAAAGAGATTTACGAGACTTGCCGCCGTAATGGAATGGATGAGGGCCTAGCTCTTGCCTTTGCTATGGATCGAAACGCTTGGCCTGACTGGGTTATCGACCCACAAGATCCGATTAGAAAAATCGGGTGGGAAGATGGCGAGGAAGACGTCTAATTTACCTACGCGAGGTTGAGCTATTCGAGGCTCTCAAGTCGGTTTATTCAGACTTGACGCCTTTATCGGCGACCGACCGAGCCGATGGCATTACCCACGACGCCTATATCGAGATGAAGTGCCGACGCACTCATTATCCCACACTCTTGATTGAAAAGAAGAAATGGGATTACTTGGCCGATATAAGGGCTAGAACGGGCGCTAGGACGCTTTATATCAACTCCACCCCACAAG